TAGGGTTTGAACGAGTCTGCCTATCTTTTCATAGGGTTCACGTTCACTCTCCATTCTAGCCAACATATAAGAAAGATACATTTGTCTGCTTTTTTCTGTCATTCTGTATCTATTGGTATTGGTAATTTTTTCTAATGTTTTGAAAGGCAAACTATCTTTAATCATGTCTCTAACGGCTACCTCTGAAATATCTAGGTCGTAAACCATATCTTTGACAAAAAACCCACCGTCTGCACTTGTGGCTAAGTAGTACATACACCGTCTTGCAAATCTCATTCTATTTAAAGAGGAGTTAAAATAATTATATATCTCGTGATCGGGGTGAGATGGTGAAACTTTCTTAGGTGAAAGAGCAATATATTCTGCTTCAGAGTATAAGGCTATGAGTTCATCTTGAATTTTAGCTATTGGCATATTGCCACCCCAAAGAAATAGGGTCATACCATCGCGCAACAATAGGTGCTGCAAACACTAACTCCTGTTTGTTATAGCTTGTACCGGGCGCAACAATACTGTTTAAGGTATACAGATTATTAGGCTCTGGATAAACATAAGCTAACGTAACAGGCGATGACCAATCAAAATTTTTATATTCTTTTTTATTTTTCTCAATTTGTGCTTGAGTGCATTTAACTATACACAATTGTTTGTAGCAAGACGGGTCGACGTTTTGTAACTCCATAAATTTTTTATCAAAGACATACAAATTTGTTGAGTTGTTTTGCTCATACTCAATAGCAACGTGTCCGGCTGGCATAGTAAAGGGCGGTATAATAGTGCGTTTTTTTTCAGTTTGCTCATACATTCGTACCAATGAAATAGAATAACATTCGCCAATGATCGGTATGGGCAATAGATCCACAACAAGTTCTTCGAACTCACATTGTAAAATTTCTGTATATTCACGAAGATCGCGCAGCGTTAATGAGTGCTTCCCGCTGAGTTGTCTGGCAAGTGTGCTAGGTGTAATACCTTTTCGTTCCGCAACGTGCTTCTTTTTGAATCCACGACGTTCAATAGCTTTCTTTAATAATTCACCAGACATATGATCTTCTCGTAATCCCAGCGCTAGAGTAGATTGCATCATAATATATCCTTTTGACGTTAATCGATAGGGTTTTTTTACTAGGTTATATTGACGTAGCGAATAACGTCAAGCTATAATATAACATTGATTTATCCACAAAGGCAAAAAAGGGCAAAAATTGACGTTAAACGCATATAGATTAATGAAGGGTTGGAGTTACGGACAGTTGGCACAAAGGCTTGGAACGAAACACGCTCAGATGGCGCGACGATGGTGCTTACCAATGGATCATGCGGATTATCTAGTACCTAGCAATAGAGGTGCTACTAAATATATGTCGAGAATATTGGAACTAACCAGAGGGGAAGTACAGCCAAATGACTTCTTTATTGAGCGTGAAAATGCGTGAAATAGGTGTGTCAAATTATCTCACAAGTTTTTTTAAAAAAAGTTTGGTTTTTGCACCGATTTATCCACAAGACCGTATCGGATAGCGTAATGATCAGAGTTTATGCCAGCGAAGTTGATTTACAAAAGACGGTTATAAAGTATCTCGATTTGGTTTTACCTAGCCAAAGTTTAGTCCACCATTCACCAAATGAGGGCAATCATAAGATCCAATATTTTCACAAGCAGAAGTTAATGGGTGTGATGAAGGGATTTCCCGATTTAATGATACTGCTGCCCAATACTAAGCCGATGTTTGTTGAGTTAAAGCAGCCGGGCAATTACCCCACAGAGCAGCAGAGGGATGTAGGAAGCCTGTTAGTGGATTTAGGGTGTGAATATGCGGTGTGTCGCTCTGTGCAAGATGTACGGGCGTTTTTGGAGGGGGTACAGCCGGGCATTGAACTGAAAGACAATGGATATGCCCGTGCGATGATACAAGCGGAACAGACGTATGAAAGGGAAGTCGATGCCAAGAAAAACGAAATCAGACAAAGAAAACGGGCAAAAACTCGTCGAGCAGCCGTTGGATTATCTTAAAGCCAATACCAACAAAGAAAACGAATTATTCAAGCAAGAATTTTGGAAGGACACCGTGAAAACAAATCTATTACATCAGTACAAATACTCACTTTCATATGTTTTTAGCATTGTTTTAGTTAATATTGGTTTTGTTTATATCCCGCCTGTACCGCTGCTTGGAGAAATGTTCCCGCCAATGAGTTTATTGGTAGGGTTTATTTTTGTGTTGAGGGATTTTGCACAACGAGAAATAGGGCATAAGGTATTGGCTGCAATGGCGGTTGGTGCGGTGTTGAGTTATATCATGGCTGATCCGTTTGTGGCTATCGCATCCGTTGTAGCGTTCTTAATTTCAGAATTGTGTGATTGGGGTGTGTATACCTATACAAAAAGACCATTAAAGGATCGTATATTGCTGAGTTCTGCGATTGGTACACCCATCGATAGTTCGGTGTTTCTTTTGATACTTGGTTTCTTTAGTCCAGTTGGTTTTGTCTTAATGACTATTGCGAAGATGGTTGCTGCTGGACTTATTTGGTGGAAAATAAAAGATTGATTCATTATCACGGAACACCTATTACACCACACTCAAGCCTGTATCGTATGGCTGGCAAGCATTTTTGTGTGAGTTATTATCGCAAAGACAATGATGATTGGTGTATGCAGAACGGACAATCGGTTATGTGGGATAACGGTGCGTTTAGTTTCTACACAAAAGGAGAAGACCCCGATTGGAATGGCTTTTATAAGTGGCTTGAAAAGCGACTAGGGCATCCGCATTGGGCAGTTATTCCCGATGTTATTGATGGGTCTATCGATGATAATTTAGCATTGATAAGACAGTTTCCGTTTAGCAAAGAACTTGGCGCGGTTGTGTGGCATATGGCAGAGCCTATTGATCATCTAAAGCGATTGATTGATTTAGGCTTTGGTAAAGTATGTTTTGGATCGTCGGGTGCGTTTTGGGAAGTTGGGTCTGAATCTTGGGAAACTCGGTGCGATAAAGCGTTTAATGCGTTGGTACAGACGTATAATTCTATTCCCCATATTCATATGCTGCGCGGGTTGAGTATGGCGGGGGATCGCTACCCGTTTGCATCAGCCGATAGCACCAACGTCGCGACTTCATTTAAGGGTTATGGGCATACTACGGCTATATGTCCAGAGCGTATGGCACGACGGATTGATTCTGTGCAATGTCCTATTATTTGGAAGGAACGTGCAACACAAGATGATTTATTTTTACCTTCTGACCCGTTGTTGTTCGATGCTATCCCTTCGTGTGACAAACATGAAAAATAGGTGTTGACATGATTTTTAGGGTATCGTTAAAATCGACGCAGTCGCCTACATACACTCATAGCATGAGTCTCATGGCATTCACTCAAAGCTATTCATATCAATATCAATTATCTCATTACCATAACGCAAACCGTGAAGGATATGAGTGACCGTAATGAGTGTCTTAGACAAAAGATACAAGCATATGGTCTTTCTGGATGACCTTTTTATGGAAGCAGCGGAGACAGAACGGAAATTGCCACCAGCAATCCGCAAGCAGAAAATGTCCAGTTGGGTTGAGTATGTACGGACATGGGAAAGTTATGGATGGCAAGATGCAGAACCACGATTACCGCAAGCAACTCCCCAACAAATCACACGGTTTGAGCAAGCAATGGATCTTCTTAACGATAACAATATGGAAGTTGATGATAAGCGATTGATATGGGCAGTAGCGCATTCAGCAGCCTTTCGGGATCGTGGACCGCATTGGACGGCTGTAGGACGTAAGTTACGGGTTGATCCACGCACCGTAAGACGACGGTATATTGATGCGCTGATACGGCTGTATTACAAGTTGTGACGATTAGCGTCAGGGAAATTTAAGAGATTGGTTATTTTGATGTATGAATGCCATTAAAATCGTCTTATATTTTGTATAATTGGCTAGACTTTTTACTTCAAATAAAATACCGTTTGTCTGTGGCACTAAGTGGACATAGTTAAGGACTGTTTGTCGGTCGCAGTACTGATAATTAGTGGTTAAACCTTGAGAAGCCTGTGCCACACTCAACAATCCTACGTTTATTGCGAGCCAGAACTTCATTTACTCGCAAAGTTATTGTCGGATCTGGCTCACCACAAAGATGAAAACATTGATATTTGTACTCGTTATCCTTGACGGATCAGAGATTTATGATGCGTCAATGGAATACGGAAGCATCGATAAATGCAATTGGTATGCTGAGAAGATCAATTTGTATAATCAACGTCAAACACGGAACACCTATTCCGCGCATTGCAAACCAAAGGTGGTTACAAATGACTAAGAAAAAAAAGAAAAAAGGATATAAGTGATGTCTCTTTACAAAAACATGAATGCACGAAAGAAAGCCGGAACGTCACGACCTAAAAGTAAGTCAACAATCAGCAGTAAGACATACAAGCAGATGACACAGAAAAAAGGCGGTTTCAAACCGAAGAAGAAGGCGACCTAATGGCTAATGTTTCGGATAAGCAGATGGATGAGATTTGCAATCGGCTGATGGACGGAGAGTCATTAACACAGATATGCGATACGACAGAGCATTTGCCAAATAAACGGACAATCTATCGTCATGTGCAAAGTGATGAGAAAGCATGGGAAAAGTATAGCAAGGCAAGAGCAATACAGGGAGAGGATCTTGACGATCAGATCATGGATATTATTAATGAACCGTTACCAGCAGATCCTAAGTTTGCAATGGCTACGGTGCAGCATAAACGCTTGAAGGTAGATGCACTTGACAAGAGGAAGCGACAGTTGCAACCGCTGGGTGGAATAAGGAATAATCCCAATGATAGCAACCCAACAGTTAATGGTACGATTACTCTGAGTTGGAATGATTAACGTGCAGATGCAATGGCTGTGTCATTGCTCGCGCACGAGGATACCCCAAGCCTTTGTTTGTTTTTATTTGTTATTGTTTTGGCGACAGAATTGGCGACGGCTGGTGTAAGTGTTTGTTTTTATTACAGTTGGTTGTAGGCAATAGACCTACGACCTTTATATTTCTGGCAATATCGACCCCCCCTTACCCCCCCAAAACAGGTCGCCCTTTTCCTATCGATAAATAACCAAACATCAGAGTGTCTAACACACACAATGTCTGAGACATATAGCAAGAACCAGCAGAACAAGAGGATTAAGCGTGAACTTGATTTGCTCCGCTTCAGACAGGAAATAGAGCGACATGGATATAAAGATACCCTACGCACCAAGACCGCTGCAAAAGAAGCTACACGCAGAACTAGCGAAGAAACGCTGGGCGGTGTTAGTGATGCACCGTCGGTTCGGAAAGACGGTGATGGCGATTAATCATTTGTTACGCGACGCTATTCTCAACCAAAAAGAGAATCCGCGTTATGCCTATATTGCGCCCACCTATCGACAGGCAAAGATGATTACATGGGATTATTTGAAACAATTTGCGGGTAAGATACCGCAAGTACGCTTTCACGAGACAGAATTAAGATGTGATTTACCGAATGGTGCGCGAATACAGCTTCTTGGAGCAGAAAATTATAATAATATTCGTGGCGTTTATTTAGACGGGTGCGTAATGGACGAATATGCGGATATGCCAGAGAGTATGTTTCCAGAAGTCGTGCGCCCAGCTTTATCCGACAGGAAGGGATATGGAATTGTAGTAGGTACACCACGCGGTATGTCGGGTTTTTATGATATGTACGAAGCAGCACAATCCGATAAGAACTGGTTTACAAAGATTTACAAGGCTTCTGAGACAGGATTACTGGATGAAGAGGAGTTAGAGTCGGCAAAAACGGCTATGTCGCATGATCAGTATATGCAAGAATTTGAGTGTAGCTGGACAGCAAATGTTGCGGGTGCGATTTATGGTAAGGAAATTGAAGGGATTATGGAGAAAGGGCAGATTGGGTCTGTTCCCTATGATGAGTCAGCGCGAGTAGATACATGGTGGGATCTGGGTATTAATGATTCAACGTGTGTTATTTTCACCCAGACTATAGGTCGTGCGGTTCATGTGATTGATTGCTATGAGAATAGGGGTGAGGGATTACCCCATTATTGTCGGGTATTGGAGCAGAAGGGGTATTTGTATGGTACGCACAATGCACCGCATGATATTGAGGTGCGTGAACTTGGAACGGGGAAGTCACGACGCGAGATAGCCTATGATTTAGGATTAAATTTTCGTGTCGTACCAAAGCTGCCATTAGAAGATGGTATTCATGCGGGTAAGCTGTTTTTCTCTCGACTCTGGTTTGATAGGGCGAATTGCAAGCAGTTATTGGATGCGCTCCGGCATTATCACCGTGCCTATAATGAGAAGAATAGGGTATTCCGTACAACCCCTGTGCATTCATGGGCATCACATTTTGCCGATGCGTATAGATATTTAGCGGTAGGATTTCGTGAGGACAGGGATTATTCACGACCACCACAAACAACCGCAGAGAACGACTATAATCCATTAGGAGCGTATGTATGAAACAAGCACCACAGATGCCACCCGTACCGCCACCACCACCTCCGCAGCCTGTAAAAGCCGTTAAACCCGATAAAACGGTAAAGATGCAGACACGGAATAAGATGGCAGATCCAAATAAGGTTGGACCAAAGCAAACGATATTAACGGGCTCACAAGGACTGGGTACAGAGACAACAACCACAAATACGGGTAAAGGGTTATTAAGTGGCGATTAGATGTATCCATGATGAACCGCAGCGGTTTATTGATTGGGTAAAGGATCGGTTACGTCTACACAAAATCACGGGTCAAGACCAAGCACAAGCCTATGGATTTGTAGAGGATCAGCAGATTATAGGGTCATTTGTGTTTTCGGAGTACACAGGAAACGATGTGCATATGTATTGTGCATCCGACAACCCTAAGATTTTTCAGCGACGCTATATCAAGGCGATGTTTGATTATTGCTTTGATGATTTGAAAGTATGTCGCGTATCGGCAATGTGCAATGAGAGTAATCTGCGCTCACGCAAACTTATTAGTGGTGTGGGATTTAAGCAAGAAGGACGATTACGCAATTACTTTGGCAATGAAGATGCGCTTGTT